AGCTTGCTTATGTTTGAACTAATGGTCTTTTGACTAGACCCGCGCATTAAAGGCATGTGACCTCCTATGCGTTGGTAAACTCAGCACCACGCAGCGCAGCACCCATACCACGGCGCTTACCTTTGGTAATCTTGGCTTTGGCGGTGTTTGGAGTCTTTTCTTCCTTCATAGTAGCGTAAGGAATACGACCCTGGTCTTTAATATCCGCATAGGTAGTGGGTTTTGGTGGCTCTTGGATAGGTCCACCCATAATCTTAACAGCAGCCATTTCTAGCCCCCTTGGTTGTTTCTTTGGTTTAAGCGCATAATTTCACGCTCCGTTGATGCTTGTATCTTCTTGTCTGTGGTCTCTTCTTGACTCGCCAAACGCTGATCAAACTGTCTTGCTCTTTCTTGAAGCGTAGCTTGCTGAAGGTCAAGCCTACGCTGCCCATCTGCAATATCGGCTTGTGTGGCCTGCGCCTTGATATTTAGCTCTTCCTGCTTCAACGCGACTAATGGATCACCTCCTTCTCCGCCACCCATAATCTGCTGGCTTTGTTGGCGCACCGCCTGCATATCTTGAGCGACTAACTGTGCAACAAGTTGTTCTACCTGCAACATCTGATCTTCCGTAAGCTCTTGGCCGCCACTCTGCTGAAGAATCTGGGCCGTTGCCTGCTCCCTAGCCTTCAGGCGTACATGCTCCAGAACGTGCTTCTGTAAGGCCATTGCCATAGGAGGTGAGCCCTGAATCACGCCCGACGCCATAAACGTCAAGTGAGCCAGCATGTGCGCGTCATGATCCTGACCTTCAAACGCCAGCATTTGCACGTTATCCAACGCATCAATATGCTCTTGCGCCGGGTCTTTCGGCTGCGGCTCTTGAGTGGCAGGCGCTTTCAAAATAGTGTCGACGTCCGTTACCCCTAACGCATCATACATCCTACGAAACGCCTCATGCGTGTTGTGCAGTTGAGGAGCCTGCATTGCAAGCTGTAGCTGCGACTGCGCCAAAGCAATCCGCTGCGCTTGAGAAAATATATTAGGGTTGGACACGGGAACCACGTCAACGCGGTCATCGAAATCCTGCGCCATTACACCCTGCTCGCCACCGCTAACAGAATACGGGTATTCCTGTGGCAAGAAGTCGTGAATTACACGAGCCAGCAACTTGAACTCGTTCTTCATCGCATAGTGCAGGCGCTTATGCACCGCGCTCATCACACGAGTGCCTTGCTCCAACATAGCCACAGTTGTGCCGACGGCCGCGTTCTGGTTGCCCTCACCCACCTTCATGTCTGTAATCGTGGCAAACCGACGCCCAGCATCCACTACAAAACCTAGAAGCTGCATAAGCGTTGTGTCAGGGCCCTTGAAAGGCAAAGCCATCAAGCTGTCCCGAATAGCGCCCCCCGGAGCGTCGACATCTCTAAATTCACCAGGCTGCAAAGGTTCGCTGTCTTCCTGTATACGCAGCCCACGAGCCTTAAAACCCGCTGGGAGGTTGGACAAGGTGCCCGCATCAATCAATTGACGCAATGCAGCCGTTGCCGTGCGAGAGAGCCCGCCAATCGTGTGAATTAGGCCCAGACCATAAAAGCCCAAGCCCGGAAGGAACTTGTAATGCACGAAATACTGAATCTTCGTGTTAGCGTCGTCATCCTCCGCATAATTGCGCCGGACAGACAAAACTTGGCCGTTATCTTCACTAAGGGTGACGATATAGGGCAGTTTTATGCCAGTTTCTTCGCCTTCTTCGTCCTTATCCTCAAACCCAGGTAAGTCCAAATCAACGTGGAATTCCAACAAAGTGCAATCATAATCAACATACGACGGGTGTACACCCTGTATCTTGTTGATCTGTTCCGTGACGTTGTCCAATGATTCTTGGGCCGGGGACACCGGGACGTCCAAATAGAACCCCGCAACCTGCTTCTTACGCAAATCGTTCGCGGTCATCGGAACTACGTGCGTAATAACCGGAGCCGTCGATAAACTACTCGTTTCATACGGAACTACTAAATTTTCCGCAGGCACAAACGTACTTACCGCACGGCCTAACGTTTCATCGTAGTAAACCTTCTTGAACGTTGAACCCGCCAGCGGTAAATAAAACAACATCTGATCAAATTCTGGCGTGTATTCTTCCATCACATTCGTGATGTAGTAATTCATGAATTCTTTTACACGCCGGGCCTGGCCTTCCTTCTCCTTGGTCGGGGCCCCCACCACTTGTGTCCTAACCGGACCGCCAGGTGGCAACAACTCATTGAACGCCTGGGCCTGAAACTGAACTGTCGCCTCCGCAAGCAAAGGATGCGTCACACCAGTAGCACCACGGAAAGGCTGTGAACGCTCTTCGTATGTCAAACCCAACAACTCTAAACCTTTAGAGTACGTGTCTTGCCAGTCTTTGCGAGAAGCATCGTTGGCGTCATACTGCTCCATCAGGTCGGTGGACAAAGCGCCTAAATCGCCCATATCCATGTCTTCAGCCAGATTCCGGTAAAAGTCACCCTCGTCTGAGCCGAGGTCGGCGGTCGGATCAAAATCAACAATCGCCCCTCCCTCTTCGTCTATCTCTATCTCAACACCATCCGTATCCAAGCCAGACAGGCCATTAGGCGCGGCTAAATCCGCATCATCCTCAATACGCGGCAACTCAGGATCGTCATTCATACGATCCATCAAAGAAACTACCGGGCGATCACCATTTGCCATAATTAACTTCGCCCCATGACCATATTAATATTATTAAGAAGAGTCTTACTTAAACCGTCGTCTACCGCGCCCATAATACCGGCCCTGTTCATGAGGTTACGGTCCACGGCCGACGGGCCCATAGCAGCCTCACCGCCCATCCTAAAACCAACCGTAGTCAGGTTGATTCCAAGATCAGACGCCTTTTGACGTGCTTGATCTTCGGTCATCCCGAAAACACCTGCCGCTTCGCCCAAACCCATACCCTGACGTCTGGCAAAGTCCAACGCACGCATCGCCGCTTCTTGCTCTGTGTATGCCCCTGTGCCTATGGCAGCATCCTGCGTGTTCAAACGTAGAAGTTCTGCGGCTTGCTGATCGTCGGTCAACGGGATCATGTTTACGGTCCTTGTTGCAGGAGCCGTGGCCGTTATAAACGAATTGCCCTGCGGCCCCGTGCCGTAGCCAAAATCAGTGACGGCCGACATGACCTCTTCTGTAGACGCCGGTGTGGTTATACCAAAAGTTGGCTGCTCGCCAATTATCGGATTTACCGCTGCCGCGATTTCCTCCGCAGTCATCCCGCCGATTGAAACCGCATAGTCTCCTATGCGCTGTGCCGCAATGTCCTTGGTCTGCGAAGTCCTAAACAGATTCTGTATGATTTCTGCACTGGTGCCAGTGCCAGTAGTAGTTGTACCAGTACCAGTGCCAGTAGTAGTTGTACCAGTACCAGTGCCAGTAGTAGTTGTACCAGTTCCAGTACCAGTAGTAGTTGTACCAGTTCCAGTGCCAGTAGTAGTTGTAGTTGTACCAGTACCAGTAGTAGTTGTATCAGTTCCAGTGCCAGTAGTTAGGCCGCCAGTGACCACACCAGTTACATTTCCAGTGTTGTCCACCAGCAAGCTGTCCGTGGTAGTCGCAGTGCCCCCGGTGGTCCCAATAACCTGGTCCGAGGTCAACGTGCCGCCAGGCGTCACAAACTGATCGCCCGTCGTGGTCAAGATAGTTCCGGTCGCACTACCCGGAGGAAGACCCGCCGCAGCCGCTTGCTCGGCAGACAAACCTACCGTCGTGCCACCCAGGCCACTGCCCATTATGTTAGCTCCGGTGGACGGAAACACCGCTGTGATGTCCATCTCTCCAGAAGGCTGCAAGTCCGCACGCCCCATAGTGATACCAGTCGTCGGCTCACCACTGGGCAAAACACCCTTGGATACCACCGGCACCGGGCGATTAAGAATCCTGTCGTAAAAGGTAATAGCCGCGGGCCCCGCGACGTTATACGCGGGCGTTTGCGTAATCGATTTTGGATCGTAAGGAAGACGAGCCGCCAACTCCTCCGCACCAAACATAGCCGCACCTGGAACAACCGTGTCCGCCATAGTAGGCATGGGGGGCAAAATAGATAGCTGGCCGTCCTTAGTAGAGCGAATAGGAGTCAGACCCACTATGCCGGGGGCGCCCGTGGCGGTGCCTGAGCCTGAGCCCCCAATGGACAGTTGGCCACGGACTTGGCTAAACGCCTGAAGATAGTTGGGATCGGATAACGAAATCCCGTTATCCCGCGCCCACTGGTCAGCCCTGGTTCGAGCCGAATTTATATCAGACTGGCTTTCGTATTCCGCAAGCTCTAACCGTAGAGCCTGGATTATCTCGTCTCTGGTCATCGACCGTTACCCTCACCCATAATACGCAGCCCGCATTCTAACAGGCTCTTCGGAACCCCAATCGTCGGTAGGCAACTGTACAAAGTTACCCTGACGATAACGCATTAACGCTTGAGTGGTACTGTCAACCAAATCATCATGCTCCCCGTTAGGGAACGCAGCACACTCTTCTATCAACTCATGAGCCCATTGCTCATCCGGCACCCAAATCATGCCTGCTTCCAAAAGAGGCGCAATAGAGTGGACTCTCGTGACCTTATCATTGCCACGAGACGGCGTAAAGTTTACCACAGGGATGCCCATATTCCGAAGCTCATGCGTCAGCGGCATACCAGAAGCCTTCGCCTCAATAATTACAGTCTCAGGGTCCCAATATTTGTACTGGTCAAACGCAATCGCCTTCAGTTCAGGAAAATCCCACCGACCCTTCTGCAAATCTAACAAAATCAAATTGGGCTGCGTGCCCTCGTCCGGGTGAAACACACCCCATGTCGTGATCGCACTGTAGTCAGCCGTCTCTCGCTTAG